ATCATATGTTCAATATCTTCTAAATTATATTTGTGATGTTGCATTAATGCAAAATTTGTCTCAAAATAATTCTTCAGATTATCATAACGAAAGGTTATACGAAAAAACTTTGGATTCCTTCAACAGTTATATTTTCGTGATAACCACATTTCTTGCAAGTAAAATCTAATTCTTTTTTAATTTTTGGCATCGTATCAAAGAATTCTTGCACTTTAACAAATTGGTCTCTTGTTAAGTTTTCAATAAATTCTGTTAGTTCCTGTTTAGATACATCTTTAGCATAAAAAATAGAATCTTCTGTATAAACAGATTCAATAGAATTTACAAGAATATTCATTAGTTTTTCAATCTCACCACCTTCAACTTTTTCATTTTCTTCTACAGCTTTAAATGATGGATATTTCATTACAATACCCATTGTAGGTGTTAATGCTATTTTTGTAGAATGATTTTCAGAAACTTCTGGTTTAATATCTAAAACATTAACTTCAAGTTTAACAATATTACCACAGTCTTTTTCTTCTTCATTTTCATCTTTAACTTTGTTGTTACATTTATATTCTAATTCTACTATTTCATTTACTGACCTGGCTCTTAAATTTAAAAAGAAATATTCTAGGTCTGTAATAGGAAGAGTTTCGATATCAATATCATCAGATAAGCAACAATTTCCTATAATCTGTTTAATGGCTAATAGTGTTGATTCATCTGTTTCTGATTCCATAGCCATTAATAATATCTTTTCTTCTTTCACTAAAAAGGGTCTAAACTTGACTTTCTTTTTAGATAGCGGCAAATCTAATTCATAAATTGGCACATCTAATTTTGGTAACATAATAACCTCGCTTTAATAATTAAAATGGGAATTTAGTAACTGCGTTCCCAAATGGTAATAATCTTGCACCGGCAACACCAAATAAAGCTGAAGCTGCAGCTGCTAAATCATAAGTTCCTTCGTAAATTGTTCTATATCTTTGATAAGCAAATTGAACTGATAGTCGATGAAAACCATCTTCACTCCAATTTAATGCTTGTGATGCTATTCCTATTGGAAAAGCATCAATTAATTCTACTGCATAAATTTGTTTAATAAATTCATCATATTGAATGATTTTAATATTAGACATATATCTTGTCGTTTCACCTTTAGGAAAACGAAGATTGTTTGTATCGGATGGGTTAATAGCTTCCATCCAACGGTCAAATAACTTTCTTTCATAAAAATCATTGGTGCATAAAAAAGTAAATGTTGATTCGGTATATTGTGTTTGATATGGAACTTTAAAAGTAGGACCATAAATTTTTACATCAGCTGTTTGTAATGTTTTACCTGGCAATTCAGCAGATTCGCATTGAAGTGCTAGATATCGAGATAGTGCTGAATTAGATGTTCTTGAGTATTCATCTTGTTGACCTTGGCGACCAAAAGCAGAACCAATAGCATCACTTACATCAGAAAAAACTGAATTAGGAAGATTCAATATCTTTTCAATGATTGAATTACCAACCATACTACCAATATATGGCGGTATAGGAAGAACAACTTCAAACCTTGATGGTTTAGCTAGTCCGTCTTTAGCACGAACATTTGACAAAAATAAGTTTGGTGAAAATGACATTAAAATTTCTTCCTTGAATCTGAATATACTTTACTTGTTGAGGCACCCACAAAGCTTTCCATTGGCAATAAAGCTGCAATATCCCACTCGTCAGCTGATATCTCTAAAAACCTTGATTGAATATGACCATACAAATATCTTTTAATACAAGGCATCGCCTCAAATGCTTTTGAAGCTGATGATAGATATTCATAGGTGATTCTTAATTTGGTGCTTTCGTTATATTGTTTATTACTGGCAGTTACACTCAATTTATCTAATAGAGCTATTCTTTGTTTTGGATGAATATAGTGTAAGTTTAAACCTAGAAAACCATCATTGTATCTTTCAATTGGAATGACCAATGGAAATCTATCATAGTATTTCATCTTTTCTTTAGTCTTTGGGTCATAGAAATAGAAATACATTTTACCAACAAGAGATGAATTTTTTAATCTATCCCTATCTTTCATTAGCGCTGACTTTGTTGGTTTTAACTCATCAACTTTTCTTTTTAACCATGCCCGAGCTTGGTTTGTCCTAGGAGTTAAACCTTCTTTCGCAAGCGATTCTTTAATTCTATCGAGTAAATATGCCATCGTCTATTTATCTCAAATACCAAGGTCTTTTTCAGTTAGAACCATGAAGTCCCAACCTTCCTTTTGACAAAAGATATCAGCTGCACGCCACTTTTCTTGGTTGATGGCATAAGTCGCTGCTTCTTCAAGGAATCTTCTAGTCTGACGCTTTTGAATAGGTTTTTTAGTTTGTTTTTCTGGTTTGATTTCGATGACGATAGTTTTTTCTTTGCCTGTCTTTTGACGAACACGGGCTATGAAATCTGGGAAATAACGGTGCATCCTTTGGTCAATAGGCGAACGGTATGGAATGACGAGTTCTTCCGAAGCCCACCATAGAACATTAGGGTCTTCATCGAAATGCTTCATCACTCTCAATTCCCAATTAGAACGATACACTACATTAGTGGCATCACCTTTGTATTTCTTTGGGTTTTTTGGTCTAAACCATCCTTTATATGACATAAATACTATCTATGCTAAAATCAATATTCATTGGACTTTAAATATGTCTTTTTTCGGCTTAGGCGACATTACATTTAATAAACAACAATCACAAAAATTTGGTCCTTTATCTGCGTTAGAAGGATCAGATTTTCAATATAATACCTTTCGCTACCCTTTAGATGTAGGTAACTATGACAAAGGTCATTATATGGTGATTTATATTCGCACTCAAAAAACAACAAAATACACATCAAATACATTAGAAAACCAATCTGTTCCACTTTCACCTGGTGCAACACAAAATTTAGGACAAAATCCAACAGTATCATCAGCTATTGGTGGTGATTTATTACCTAAAGTGAATGCTTTAGGAACAGGATTAGTAAATCAAGGTGCAAACTTTGCCGTTTCTAGTTTAAATAACATATTTGGCCAAGCAACAGTATTCAATGGCAATTCAGAAACAACTCAAAATGTAATTGATAATTCAATTAAAAAAATTACAGATAAAAGTCCTTTTGGTTTTTTAAATACAACATCACTCACATCTGATGCTATTGCATTATACATGCCTGATACTTTATTGTTTAGTCAAAATCAACATTATGAGGGATTAACACCTGGTAGTGAATTAGCTGGACAATTAGCAGTAGCTGCACCTGGATTAGTTGAATCGTATAAATCTGGTGGTTATAAAGAGGCAGCTAAAGCTGCATTAAAGTCTGGCGCTGGAAGATTATTTGCTCAACAAGCTTTTGGTGGTAGTGCAACAGCACAATTAGGTCTTCTTGCCGCTTCTGGTGGTAAAGTAATTAACCCAATGATGGAGTTAATATATTCTGCACCTGAATTTAGAACATTTCAATATGATTTTTTCTTTTATCCAAGGTCAGAAGCTGAAGCATTAGAAGTTCAAAAATTAATTGAAAGACTTCGTTTTCATCAAGCACCTGAATTGGGATTAACTGAATCTGGAACATTAGATGGTTTACTAACACCTCCATCTGAATTTGAAATTAAATTCTATTATGGTGGCGCACAGAATCCAAATATACCATCGGTAGGTACTTGTGTTTTACAAAGTATAGATTTAAACTATGCACCTAATGGTTTTAGTGCTTATGAAGTTCCTGGCGAAAATACTCCTACATTAGGTAAAACTGGTATGCCAGTAGCAATTCAAATGACTCTACAATTTAAAGAAACAACATATCTTACTAAAGAAGACTTTAGACAAGATTTACCATCATTGAGATATTAATATGGCCAAATTTTTTAATTATTATCCAAAGACATTTTATTCAAGTAATGCCAATTCAATTGGCGTTGATACTGTTACTAATATTATTGCTCGTTTTGGATTTGAAAATAAACTAAAAGAAAATTCATCTGCATTTTACAAATATTCAATTAAAGATTCTGATACACCTGAAATTATAGCTGCAAAATTTTATGATAATGTCGAAAGGCATTGGATTGTATTATTATTTAATGATATTATTGACCCACAATTTGATTGGCCATTAGAATCAAGAACACTTATTAATTATATCAATACAAAATATTCAGCCAATCAATATGCTGATACAGCTAATACTTCTGTTACGGGCATTTCATGGGCTCAAAATACAAGCCATGTTAAATCTTATTTTAAAAACATTACTCGAACATCTGCTGATGGAACAACCATGATAGAGAAGATTACTGTTGATGCTAATTCTTATGCAAACATAGCTGCAACATCAATAGCATATACTTTAAATAATAGTTCATCTATCACAGAAACTATTTCAAAAACAACACAAACCTATTACGACTATGAAGTTGAATTGAATGAAGCAAAAAGAGATATTAAACTATTAAAAAAAGAATTTATTCCTGAAGTTGAGAAAGAATTTAAACGAGTAATTAGAGCATGAGTTTTGAGTTAAAAGATTCTGGCCAGTTTAAAGTAAATGAGATACTCATAGTAACAAAAGCTGGTACAATAGATATTACAGCTATTTACGATGAATTAAACATTTACGATTCACTTTTATTACCTGTAATGAGTGGTAGCATTTTAATTAATGACGCTACTGGTTTGTCTGGAAGATTATTATTTGATGGTTCTGAAGCTATATTAATTAGCATTTCAAAAGATATTAATTCCGATGTAGCTTCATTTAAAAAAGCATTTCGTATTCATAAACAATCAAATCGTAGAAACACCAATCAAAATAGTGAATCATATGTTCTCCATTTTGTTTCGGATGAGTTGATGTATTCTGACCAACAGAGAATCAATCAAAGTTATGATTCAACATATTCAGGTATCATTGGAAAGATTTTACTTGATTACTTAAAAGTTCCTAATAATAATTGGGGACTACATGAACCAACTTCAGGTATTCGTAAAGTTGTTATACCTAATTTAAGACCTTTAGAGGCTATTGATTGGTGCACCAAAAGGTCTTTAGATTCGTCAAATTCACCAAACTATACATTCTATCAAAACATATTAGGATATAATTTTGCTTCACTTTCTACATTAT